ATAATAAATAGTATTACATTCTATTCTTTCAAATATTTAATATTTGGGTAACGCATGCAAAGCATACAGCGCTAACCGATACCCGGCGCCNTNCTTNATCTGGTCANTNNTTGGCTAATGCGTCGCAATGCTTTGCGTAAATTCATGCCTGAAAACTCGAATGGTCCTGAGTTCGGTTATGGGCGAGTACACCTCCCATCTCCCCCCAAAAAAAATTTACGTTTTTCCCTAGATTAGTGCTTGTCGATACTCCGTATTGAGCATACCGGTCTTCATAAACTTGTGATAAACGGTTCTACTGAGCACTTTATCTTTATTGTGGACGTTATAGGTGGTCCATAGGGGACCGGTATCCACGGCTATGATGTGTTTGACTGCCTTGGAAAGTACGCCGATTTGGGTCACATCTAAACCTTTTTCAAGCGTATTTGGGCATATTTGCAGGGGATATGTGCTGATTACCGTGTGTCCTTGGTCAAGGAGTTCCTGAGCCATTCTTTTGAAGACTTCTTGATTGAAGCTGGGTAGCTGGTTGCTCTTGGGAGGGCTGTTGATGATGAGATAGTCGTACTGCTCGGCTTGGATTGCCATAAGGGCTGGGTAGTCAAAGAGTAGGTCATGCTTGTCTATGGTGAAAGTATCAATCATCATTTGCTCACAAAGATGGTTAAACCAATCCACATGGAACTCAACCCAGTGCTCCTTCATGGGATGGTTGTAAAAGTAGTTGTCCGCCCCTATCCAAGCGTTTACAGCGTCCTCTGGCTTGGCTGGTAGGTCCATAAGGACAATGTCTGTGCCCAAGACTAAGGGCTGTAATTGCTTGTGATACTCCGCCTTGCAGTAATGCGTAGCCGGTATCTCCAATCGGCGGAGAAAATTCAGATGAATTAACTGGTCGCCAAGATGATATTCGTTATAAGTGCGAATCATAGTAGTCCTTGATAATGATGATTAGGTGTGGTATATTACATCACATTGTTTAGCGGGGATATAAAGATGGATGATTTAGTCATTGACAGAGAAGTGCCCATACCGCAAGCTAGACCGCGTTACCCCTACAAGCAGATGACGGTTGGGGATTCGTTCTTTGTGAAGGGTGCCAAACTGCAAGTGGTTTGCAATGCCAATTACCGGGCTGGAAAAAAGTTAGGTTTTAAATTTATCGCAAGATGCGAGGAAGGAGGAGTCAGAGTATGGAGACTGCTGTAAACACCAAAGTCAACGGACACAACGCCTTGATGACCATGTCCGCCGATGACATCAAAAAAGCATACATGGAGCGTGTCTATGCCATGGGTCATGCCGAGCTGTTCAACGAACTCATGCGCGTTCATACCGAGTCGGCTCGTCTTCTCATGGACGCACACAAAGAGATTGAACGCATAAAGGCTTTGCTTGGCTCAAGCACCAGCTTTATCTGAACAAGAACAAATCTGGGCGGCGGAGAAACTTGCGCACCAACAAGTCATTCGCCGTGAAATGCGCAGAGCGCTGTCTTGTACAAATGACAAAGCCAAGATTCTTCTTGCAAAAGAGTGGAAAGAGAAATACTCTAAAGTTCGTTACGATGAGCTAATCAGGGTTGCCAAAAACAAAGACGCTTGCGAAGCAATAGCCAATTGGATACTAGGGGATAACGATGACTATGACAGCCGCGGTCGTGACCGTGACCACAAACCGAGCAGAACTGGAAGACTGCGTTAGATCCATTCAGACGCAAACCTTTCCTGTCGAGCATTACATTCTTGTGGACGCCGTAGTGCCCTACGTCTCCTACCGCAAAATGTTTGACAAGTACGCCAACAACTCCACCCACCTTTGCTACTGGGACGGCTACATTGGAGGCAACGGACTAGACGGTCGTCGTTGGCTTGCCGCCGCGCCCCAGCTTATCAACGAAGACGTCACTTTCTTTTGCAATGATGACGACTGGTTTGATGCAGACCATGTTGAATCCATCATGCACAAAATAGACCTCGGCGTTGACTGGGCATACTCCCTTAGAAGCATCCACGACAAGGACGGCAACTACCTATTCAACGACCGCTGTGAGGCGCTTGGCGACCTCCACAAGCCTTGGAATTTGCTAGAGAACGACAACACCAACTTTGTGGACTGGTGTATGTGGGGCATGAAGACCGAGCGCTTAAAGAAAATAGCCATCGTTCTTGGTCAAAACAAATGGGGCGTTGACAGAGAGTTTTACGCCGTTGCCAAACAGCTCTTTCCCAATTTCTGCTCAACCAAAGAACACACCTTTAACTTTCGCCTTGGCGGCAATGAATTATCCGTGACCAAAGAGTTTTTTGATGCCGGTCATCAGTTTATGAAAGACAAATACGGGGCAATCATGCCTTGGGAAAAATAAACAAGGAACAAGTGATGAAAACAAAAAGATGGGTAAGACACAATCAAAAGGGTCAACCTTGCTGGAAAGGCTTGACGTTGACAGATTGGTTTCCCTCTCATATCAAACCAGTCAGAAACGGTTTATACATCATTGGCTCGGATTCCTTGGCTGTGATGTCAACTTGGAACGGCAAAGAGTGGATACGCGGCAACGGCACTCCTTTGCCATCACAAGATATTTGTTGGCGCGGCGTAGATTATGAAATTTAATCTCAAACAGTTTTACGCATTTTGCGCCCAGCTCAAAATAGAAACCAAAGAGCAAGGTCTAAAGAACATGGACCACCTCCTCGGTACCCAAACCTACACCATGGGCGAAATAGCCAAAGGGCTTGAAGAAGACGTCCATTTCTTTGTTATCTTAAAAGGACGTCAACTTGGAATCACTACTATCTCCCTTGCCCTCGACCTCTACTGGCACTTTATCAACAACGGACTCCAAGGTACTCTCACAACCGATACCGAAGAAAACCGAGATATGTTTCGCTCCACCCTTGCCATGTATATGGACGGTTTGCCTAAAGAGTACAAAATTCCACTTGTCGCGCACAACCGTAACCAGCTTTCTCTCAAGAACAGAAGTCGCCTTTTTTATCAAGTCGCTGGACTCAGAGCAAAAGGTAGCTTGGGTCGCGGTAAGGCAATTACCTACCTTCACGGCACTGAAACAAGTTCTTGGGGTGACGAAGAAGGCTTGGCATCTCTCCTAGCTTCCCTTGCTGAATCCAACCCCAATCGCCTCTACATCTTTGAATCCACAGCGCGGGGCTTCAATATGTTTCACGATATGTACGTCACTGCCAAACGGGCAAGGACACAACGTGCCATATTTTGCGGTTGGTGGCGCAATGAGTTTTACTCTGCTGGGGCAGACACCGATGTGTACAAAACCTACTGGGACGGCAAACTCACCCCTGAGGAAAAAGAGTGGGTACGCGATATTAAAAAACTCTACGACTTTGAAATCAACTCAAGGCAAATGGCTTGGTGGAGATGGAAACTGGCTGAGGGCATCAAGGATGAATCTTTGATGTACCAAGAGTTTCCGCCAACAGAGGACTACGCATTTGTCATGTCAGGACAATCTTTCTTTTCTAATGCGAGGTGTACCGATGCCGCGAAAATTGCCAAGAAAATCCAACCCGACTATTACCGATACGTCTTTGGCGCCAACTTCCAAGACACCGACGTCGTCAAATCCAAAGAAAAACTCGCCACGCTCAAAGTCTTTGAAGAACCGATTGACACCGCCTACTACGTTATTGGCGCAGACCCCGCCTACGGTAGCTCAGACTGGGCAGACCGATTCTGTATTCAAGTATGTCGTTGCTACTCTGATGGCATGGAACAAGTTGCCGTTTTCGCGACGAGTGAAATGAACACTTACCAGTTTGCTTGGGTCATTGCCCACTTAGCCGGTGCCTACAAAAACTCAACGCTAAACCTTGAAATCAATGGTCCGGGTCAGGCGGTCTTGAATGAACTCAAGAACTTACGCCGTCAAGCCGCCGCTATGGCGGGTACTGTGGGCAAGCAACTCATGGATGTGTACGGCTCAATGTCAAATTACATCTGGAGACGCAACGACAACATGAGTGGACTCTCTGGCTCTATTGGCTGGGCAACCACACAAGCCACAAAAGAACGTATGCTCACCTATACCAAGGACTTGTTTGAACGCAGTATGCTAGACATCTACGACATGGATACCATTGAGGAGATGAAAACCATTACTCGCGAGGGTTCCAGCATCGAAGCCTCTGGTCGCAACAAAGATGACAGGGTCATAGCCCTAGCTCTTGGCGCCGCCGCATACGCAGAGCAAGTACAACCAAGGCTCATTGCCAACAAAATATCTAAATCAGTCTCACGCGCACAAGAAGACAAAACGCCTGAGCAGATTGCAGTGGGCAGAAACGTCTCTGATTACTTAAAACGCATAGGAGTTTACGGTGGACCAACCACTCCCTAGACGTCAACTCATGGTTTTAATCCGCCGTTTCTTGAAAGACAAGAACCGCGGCATTAGTATTGCCCTCTTTGCGGACCTTTGCGGCATTAGCCTATCTACTTTGCGCGATGTGTTTTTATACAACACTGAGCCACTCAGCGAATTTGTACAGCGCAGAGTTTGGAAAGGGTACCAAGCATGGGCAAAAGGCGAAGTTGCGGTTATGCAAAACCAAGACAACACTCGGTTTACCGAGTACAGACGCCATCCTAAGCCTATGGTCAAGCGCTCAATGGGATTAACTGTGGTGAATGGTGAGATAAAGGTTAAGGTAGGATTAGTCAATAAGGCAGATTACAGCCAACCGTCATTAAATGAGCAACTAGAAAGGGGAACTAAATGAGTGTTTTAAAGGATTACAAGTGCGAAACACACGGGTATTTTGAGGCTTGGGAGCCTAAATGCCCCATGAAACAGTGCAATGCAGAGGTTATGGTGGTCTTTTTACAGGCGCCGGGACTTAAATCCGACAAAACCAAGGCAACTGACGCAAACGCAAAACAGCTTGCGTTAGACTTTAACATGACAGACATCAAGACAACCCGTGAAGGCGACAATCAAGCCGGGTATTTTACCCGTAACAACGTGCCTGCGCCCGCCGCTGTTCAAGAAGACAGACCTGGAAACGCCGCAATCTGGGGTGGACAAGGAGGACTCAACATGGGTAGCATCCTCAAGGGCAATATGTTCCGTTCCGTTGCCGGTGAAAAAGTTGGTTTAATGCCAAAAGAAGCCGGAAATTTGACAGGACCCACTACGGCAAGTTATATTCCAGACCATCAAAACCTCTCGATACCTAAAGATTCATCTTAAAAATGAGAATACCTTC